GTTGGCGTAGGCGATGTGTAAGTAAGGTGTTCTGCCATCATCACCCTTTGGTCCTTGAATACCTTGGTCGCCTGTTGCACCTTTGTCTCCGTGCCACTTGCTCCAACGATATTTAGTCGGGTCGTTGCTGTCTGTTGCAGTAAAGTCAACGTACATACCAATATAAGCTTTGGTTTGGTCTGTTTGACTAAATCCACCGCCCGTGGCATTATCAGCATAAGCGATATGCGTGTACTGTGTCTTACCATCAGTGCCCTTTGGTCCTTGGATACCTTGGTCACCTTTGGGACCTTGCAAGCCTTGGATACCTTGCGGACCACGTTCCCCTTTGGTTAACTGCCAAGTGAAATAGCTCGGATTAGCAACAGTGTCTACATTATTGTCACTGTATATACCTAGCCAACTGCGACCTGTACTGTCTGTCAAAGAGAAGTCAGAAACAAGCTCACAATACTTGCCCAGTCCGTTGTAAGGGTCACCACCGAAAAAAGAATTACTAGCTGTATACGTACCAGCTTCAAGCGTTTTGTAAATCCATTTGTCATCGCGTCCATAACGAACAATTGATTTTGCTGAAAGCGTGAAACTACTACTTTCATTACAGAGTCTTGTGATATTTGCGTAAGCTGTGTGTGCGCAGCTATCAGCCCCTTTATCCCCCTTGTCACCTTTATCACCTTTAGCACCGTCAGCGCCATCGTTGACGTTCGTCAACGTGATTTCGGTCGTCGCTACTTCGTTGTTGTCAATGTAGGCTGCAACAGTTAAAACAGCTGTGTCTTTGATATTTTTGGCTTTGACTAAGTACTGCATTCCGACTGTAACCACGCCGTCCAAAGCCCAGCGCCAAGAGACGTCCTGATTGACAACTTTGCCACCTTTCCATAATGTGGCTTTTACTAAACTTTCACCTTCGTTGTTTTTAAACGTTGTTCCATTATCCGTTGAAAGTCGTATGTCATACGGTTTCGCATTCTCTATCAAGCGCTCTAACTCGTTTTGAATGTCATTAGATAGCTTGTTTTGTAAAGCTCTGAAATTACCAAGAGTCGTTTTCCAGTTTCTTTCTGTTGAAAAACTTAACTTCTGCTCAAAAATACGTGCTTCAATCAACAAAGTGTTAGCAAAGCCATCGTCTGATAGCTGCACCGTGTCTCCGATATCAGCATCAATGTAGCCGTCAAATTCATATGTTAGCTCAGGATAAGCTGATGCTTTCAACTGCTTTAATCCTTCTGTCTCAAGCTGTTGTATGCTTTTGACGTTAAAGTCCATATCACGCCTTATCCATTGGTCTGATTGCGTTTCTGGTGTGAACGTTGACGGATAAAGCTGAGCTGAAATAGGAGCGTAAATGGCATCGCCTCGTTTGTAAAATTCAACAATGCCTTTATCATTCTTTAGCTCCCAGTTCGGCAAACTCCCGATAGTCAATTTTTGATCGCTGTTCTCTTCACTTTGAGCGGTAGGCACGATCATATTAAAGATATTTGTCTTGTCAACCTTGCGCTTGATTGACTTAAGGTTCTTCCCATAAACTAGCGTAATGTCTTTTCTATCACGTCCAACGCCGTGATAATTAATGCCGTCATTTTCGTGATAAACATTGACTAAAAACTGTTTTATGGTGCTGTCATCGTTGAGATAAGTTTTAAAATCAATTTCAGCATCAAATTTGTTTGCTAATGAGATTAAGCGGGCAAGTTTGGTGTCTTGCCCTTCCCATTCCAAAGTGCGCTTATAATCTGAAATCTCGTTAATACCGATGGATAATTTAGTCATATTTAGTAAATCCATAGCATTACAGTACTCAACAAACGACATAGCTCTGCCTGCTTTAAACGGATTTGAATATTCGTTAATAAGCTCTAGGTTTAAATTCTCACAATAACATTTGATTTTCTTTTCATCTTCTTCAACAGTCATCACATTAAACAGAAACGTCTCGCCTTTATATTCAAACGACACAAAGGCACGTTCATTCAAATAGCTGTATGTTCTGTTTAAGACTGTATCTGAAACAAGCGTCTTCTTAGAGATGCTAAACTCATACGTTGACGAACCTGTTTGTAAATTACGTGTCCAAGTATCGTCGTAAAAGCTCAATGTGTCTTGCTTCTCGTTGTCAATAAACGCTACTTTCTTCAAATGTGCATCGTGTATTGTTAGAAGCATCTACAAGCTCCTTTTCTCAAACTCCACTTTGACTGTAGGCATTTTTTTGATCCATGATGAGAAATAGATGTCTAATTCGGACTCGCCAGGCGGAACACTCAAGAAATGATGTGAGCCCTGTACAATGTCCTCGTTTTTATTCAAGTTATCTTTCATCACTGTGTCTGTTTCATTGTTGATAACAACGGTTGAGCCCATAGCATAGCGGTTCGGGATGTCTCTAGTACCTGTCACAAAATCTTTGCGATAAACAATATCGTCAAGATAAACGTGTGTCACTCCAGGTTTGCCCCCTACGCTCCCAAATATAACACTGACTTTAGCGGACTTTTTACCCTTTATTTCTGGGATGTTATATTCTTTGTATTGACCGTTCCAGTAAAACTGTATCCAACCATCTTTCCTGTAGATGTCTGACCAACCTCGTGGCTCATTAAATGGATTTTGACTATCTAAATGCGTACACCAAAATGTATAGCGGTCAAGAAAACGATAGCCACCTTTCCCGTCTGAAACCATGAAATTATATTCAGTCGTTAGACTGTTAGAACGTTTAAACGTCTCTGTACCGTATAAAAATTGACCGTTTTCATCCGACACAACAACTTTCATAAATCCATATTGCGATTGATGACCTGCCCAGAAAATCTGTCTCCACCAGATGTACTCATAGAGTGCTCCTGCCTCTCCTGCACTGTCTGCTGGTATGTCCCAAGTAATAGACGCAGACGTCCCGTTTTTCAAATGGATGTGTGGTCTTCCCCAAGCGTTGTCTATTTCAAGCTGTCCGTCTAAAACCTCTTGAACGTTACTGATTGCCTCGTTAAATTTTCCCTCTTCAAATCCGTTTAAAATCCTTGTTGGTCCAGTATTTGACGTGTAATCAAACAAGATTTCAGATTTCTTGTATTCTTCAGTGTCTGCTTCTTCCTTGCACCCAAGCTCGAAAGCACCACGCTGACTTGCAAGACCAATGTAGCCGTTTTCCGAATTGTGTTTAATCGTGATAATCGGATAAGCATCTACATTCCCCTCATTATTGATTTTGAACGTCATTTTATTGCCGTTCCAGGTAGGCTCTTCAAAACGTGCATCTGTCACCGAATGAGCCACCCCGTCAGGGATTAAAAGAGTGATTTCTGAACGCTGAAACCAGCGTGTTATGTTATCGTGAGAAATATCGTCAACAGGCAAACCTAAATAATACTTGTCTGGTTCATCTGCATATGTAATTTTGACTGGTTTATCAACGTTGAAAACGCCAGCTAAATCATGTTTAAGCTGTTCAATTTCAATCTCTGATTTCCCTTTGATGTCAAATTTGATTTTGTGTTCTTTAGCTCCGATTTTAATTTCTTGGATATTCACCCCCAAAAAAGGAGAAGTGTCAGTTGACACTGTCCTTTTGTTACCAATTGGGCGAATAATGTCAGTAATTCTAAAGTATTGAGACATTCCAACACCGTTAAAAGTCATTATTTCTGTCATGGTCTACCCCACATTCTGTTATTGCGTGTAATCTGTGTTTGTTGATAATCTTGATATCTATCGCTAGTAGATGCGATAAGCGTGTCGTCATTCAATCGCATATCGATTGGACGGTCTGCGAGTCTGCCCATTGCATCTATAGCTTTTTCCATTACTTCGTTTGATTTTTCTTGTACAATCTCAACTTTTGCTTTGATTGCTTTATCTAAATCGGATTTAACCTGGATACTGTGTGAGAAATTAGTTGATCCAGCTCCGATTAGGTCTTCAGCTTTATAGCTAAACGCTTGAACTTTGTCATACATTGCTCCCAAAGCATCATTAACTGTATAGCTATCTTTCTCAATACCTACTGCCACACCTTGTGCAATATAGCGACCGACATTGTCACGGAAAAGTCGTGATGGTGAATGAATTTTGGCTTTTGCTCGTGCTGCTCTCTCTGCTTGTGCTACTAACGCATTAGCAGCTGCCGTCACACTTCCAAGAGCTGACATCATACCACTAGCCAAACCTTGCCCGATATATGCACCAATTGCACGCATTGAACCAACTCCAGACATTCCTGCTGCACGTACAGATGCCATAAGAGAGCTCATTGCGCCTCTAGCATTACCAGCACCGCTAGCAATCCCTTGTGCGATGTTTTGAGCTGTTTGTTGCCCAATCATGCGCCCTTGATTTTTCATCTGATTGCCAATAGATGTAACAGCACTAAGCATTGCTTGCATTGACGATTGCACTTGAGCACGCATTGAGCTAAACGCTGAAATAACAGACTGTGTAGCGGAAATGATTGAACGCATTTGAGATGCTGAACCTGCCGCACTTGCACCAACGCTAGCAAACCCACCAGAAATTGATGAAAGAGCACCGCATAGAGCTGCAACTCTACCTGCTAACACCCCAAAGGATGCTCCTGCTGCTCCTGTTGCTGCACCCATTGACAAAATACGTGCGTTAAATGCGCTAATAAGACCACCAATAACAATAAATGTACCGTTGATGATCATCGCTCTAGCGCCAAACATTGCAAAACCTGCTGTAGCAGATAAGATTGTCGGCGTTAAACTCATTAGTTGCGCTTTAAAGGCTGCAATCGGTGCGTTAACAGCAGATAATCCTGCAATACCTGATACAGCTTGCGCTGTAAATGTCGGGAAGCCTGCTCCTGCTGTTGTCATCATCGCTGGTAACTGTGATAAATTAGTTTTGAGCGTTGTAATGACTGAGTCAAATTGGCTTAAAGCAGCTAACGAAATCATTGCACCAGTCGCAAACTGACTCATACCTGTAGCGACTTGAGTCATAGCTGTTCCAACTTGTGCCATAGTCGATGCGTGGCTTCCTATTTTCCCAAGACCACTAGCTGTTTTAACCAAAGTACCGCTTAAATCACCCAAAGGCATATCAACAAGAATTTTGATACCTTGCGCCATTTGCTTAACACCTTTACCAGCGTTAAGAGCAGCGTTCCCCATTGAGTCAAAAATGCCTGCAACACCATCCAAAACATTGCGAACTGAGTCGCCAAAGCTTGTGATAACACCAGATGCACTGTCAAGAATATTGCTGATTTGCTCACCTAAGGTCTTAAATAGATTTGTGATTGAGTCAATGATTGGTCTGATTTGGCTAACTAAGTTGTTAAAAGCTTCAACCATCTGAGATAGAACTGGAGCGATTGCAACAACCATTTGAGTGATTGCTGGGATAAATGGTGATAATGCTTGAACAATTTGAACAATAGCATTAGACACTACAGTCACAATCTGAACAAATGCACCGCTAATAATTCCTACAATTGGTGTAATAGCTGTAGCAATCTGTGAGATTGCTGTACCTAGCGATGTAATAATAGGAGGCAAGATTGTACCAAGCATTAACCCAATTTGGGTGACTGCGTCCCCGATTGCTGTAATGATAGGTGGTAAAGCAACACCAACAGCAACAACAACAGAACTTATTGCATCTCCTAAAGCTCTAATCGCGGGAGCAGCTGCACCAACTGCAACGCCCACTGCCACTACCAAAGGAGCTAGGTTTGCGAGTGCGCTTGTGACCGTTGGTAAAACTCCTGCAACCTTAACAATAGCGTCAGCAAACGCACCAATAATAGCTGTCGCTACTGTTGCAAAGGCATTTCCAAGCGCTGTGATAATTGCTGATACACCTTCACTTTGTGTGGCTAACAACGTTAACGCTGAAACGATAATCCCAATACCTGCACCAATGCCAACCGCTGCAATCCCAATAGCTGTACCAAGTGCAATAATATTCCCTGGACCAGCTAGTTTTAGAGCTGTACCAATACCAACAAAAGCTTCTGCAATACCAGAGCCGATGCCTTTCGCTGCGGTTGCAATACTAGTCCCTACCGATTTAATGACCGAGGCAATACCTTCTAAAATTTGAGCTAGTTTAGATTTACCTTTGTTAACAGATTTAGTTGCTCCACTGACTGCCTCTTCAGCGTTCTGACTAAATGATTTAAATGGATTGAGCGACTTAATGAAATCAAGCCCTTTCATTGCTGCTGAAAAAGCCATGACGCCTGCAACTCCACCAACTAAGACATTGATAAAACCTTGTACAATGCTTGGATCTAAACGAGAAACAAAATCACCAATCGCTTTAACCACTTGAGCAATAACTTTTGCTACATTCCCTATAACTGTTCCAAGAGTTGACCAGATAGAAGCTTCACCGACTTCAGAAACCAGATGTGTATAGGCTGCAATCACGCTATCAATAGCCCATTTAATCTGCTGCATCGCTCCTGTTTCTGCAAAGCTATCCATAAATTTCTTGACGACTTTTGCGCCTGTTCTTACCGTCACTATCAAAGCTGATACATAGTTGCTAGCCGTCATAAGCCACGACCAACCACCGCCCGCTACACTATTAAAAGCACCAGATATTGAACCTAATGCGCCTTTAACACTATCTAGAGCACTTTTGAATTTCATGACAAAGATTGGGTTAAAGAACATTTTCATAGCTTGCTCAGCTTTAGAAAAAATCCCTTCAATGTCGATTGAGTCAAGAGCTTTGCCGAGATTGTCAGCTAACTTGTCAAAGTTAATTTTGTCTAAAGCATCTGTAAGTGCTACGACTGTCTTAATTCCGAATTGATTAAGCTTTTCAAACGCTGGCATAAGCTTGTTAGATAGCGTTTCTTTCGCACCATCTATGGCTTGGTCAACTGTTTTGAACTCTGTAGCCATTTTCTTGAATTGGTCACTATTACCAACCTTAGCTACTGCGTTAAAGAAGTCTTCTGTCGCAATTTTTCCATCTTGAACGGCTGTTACCATTTCAGATGTAGACATACCCATCTCTTTGGCAACTGCTGCAATACCTGCGGGCGTTTGTTCAAGCATTAACTTAAAGTCTTGCCATTGTACCTTAGGCTTAGCAGCCATCTGTGTAGCTTGTTGTGACAAGGTCTTCATGGCTTGCGTTGGGTTTTCGGCGGCGGCTGCAAGTCCACCAAACCCCATAACAAGTTGATCAGTGTTTTTGATACCAACTGCCGCTAACTGACTGTACGTTTGCGCCATGTCAGACGCACTGTAGATTGTTTGTGTAGCATAATCTTGCAAGGTACTTTTGACCTGACTAATCTTCTTGCTGGTTTCTTCTGACGCTCCCCAGACTTGCGTCAAGTTACCTTCAAACGTCTTCCAAGCTTTTGTATTAGAGCTCAATTCTCCATACATGCTTGTAAGACCACCTTTAAGCGCTCCAATCCCAGACATCAAAGCAGAACCAACTACATTAGCGGCTAATAGTGATTTAAATGAGCTACCAATCTTATTAGCGCCATCACCTAAACTGAGCAAAGTGCTTTTGAGTGATTTCACTTCTGATTGTGCTTTTCTACCATCCATATCAATTTGGATGGTCACTTTACCTTCTGCCATATTTCCCTCCTTTCCTAATCAGGCAATGCATACTCTTCTTGTAAAGCACGCATGCGCTGTTTTTCTTTTGAGCTGTCGCCTTTTTGTGGCTTCCACGCCCTAATTTTCATTACTTCGATTAACTTGGTCCCTTCTGGTAAACCAGCTAATAAAGCATTAAATTTTGACCAATGCAATTTCCCTTGTTCTTCAATCAAATCAATGTGATAGGCTTGCATAAACGATGAAAAAATGAACTCGCCGTCATATTTGATTGAGTACAAAGGTTTTCCGTCGTCTGAGTCTTCTCGTGGTTTTCGGGGGATAACATTCCCTTCCAGGTCATAGCGCTCAACTGCATCAATCGCTCTAACGCTCTTAATATGCTTGTCAAATACTTCTGAATAAATATTCAAAGCTGTTTCAAAGTCTATATTTTTAAAATCAGAGCTATTAGTGAGCTTAACCAGTGCTAACTGTGGCTTAATCTGTACTGGAAATCTATCATCTGACCACATATCAAAGACTTTCAAGACGTTATCGAACGAAAGAAAAAGCTGGTACTCTTTTCCATTGAGCACCAGCCTATCATCCATTCTTTTGGAAATGTCAAACATTACTCAGATAGAAACTGTTTAAAATATTCATCGTTTTGACGTTCAGCATTAACTTCGTTAATTGCTTTTGAAATTTGCAAGAATACCTTGAGATAAGTCATTGTATTCTGACCAACAGCTTTATAGAGTTTTTCAGGTGTTTCATTGTCAAACATCGTTTTAAAGAACTCATCTAAGATAGCTTTGATTTCTTGGATTGCTTTCCAAGAGTCATCGTTAGCAGTTCCGTCAATGCTATTAGCACGCTGTTTCAACTCATCGGCTTTTGCTTGCATTTCTTTGCTTTGCTCGTCGCTTGGCATAAATTCAAGCGTACAATCTCCTACTACGAACTCAATCGCATCTTGTTTTGCGTCAAAATTATAAACTCGTGACATATTTCAAACCTTTCTATTCTGTTGTTCCTGTTTCAATTGGCTTTTTAATCCATTTCATCTTAACTTCAAACTCTTCGTAGCCTGTCGCATCTCCAGAGCCTGCTTTAATACCTGACAAATTAGCCACTTGCGTAAATGTCTTTTTGCCATTTGATTCAACAACACGATGCCAAACACGACGATTGTCGCCTACTTCGTATTTTTTAGATGCGATTAGAGCTTGTGCTGGGTCATCTGGATCATACGAACCAGACGCTGTGTAAGCTCCAGAAACAGATGTAACTGTTTCTTCAGGTGAACCATCACCGTCATAATAACCAGTGTCATCTGTTTCTTCGTCTGTGTCATCATCGATAGTTTCAATGTATTTCGCTAAACGTAGAAACGCTTCGTCAGCTGGTACGGTGTCAGGTGTTTTTGGGTCAAATGGTGCTACAAAGTGTTTTCGTTGCGCATTTTTTTGACGTGCCATAATTTCCTCCTCAAATTTCTAATTTTGCTTGTAATTGCAATGTGTAGACGAAATAACCGTGTTCGTCTTTGCCATTAATGCCAGGTTTACCGACTGAAAGAGATAAGAATGTGTAAGAGTCGTCTGTGCTTGGCAAATCAATATCAAACGCTGATAGCTCGCCGTTCAGAAACCAAATAACATCATTTGCCACTTGATTAACCTTACTTTTGACTGCAATTTCAAACGGTAGGCTCACTTCTCTCGTACCGTCCATATACTCTCTTTCAATCGTTCCGCCTGGTATGGCATTGACGACCAAATCATCTTGATCATCTTTGAAATAATCTAGCCGTGCTTTCAACGGCAATTGTTTAAAACTGTTAATGTATTTTAAAAGTACTATTTGAAAGTTTTTGTTATCCTGCATCAGAACCCCATTCCTTTAGCTGCAACACGTTTCCATTTATCAACATTGGCTTCTGCTGATTTGTCATACCAGAGCTTTCCTGTACCTGGTGTCGTGTATTTTCTAAATACAACAATGCCGTTTGTCCCATAAAACTGAGCTCGTGCATATACTGTATTCCAAGAAACAGCACTACCACCCATAGCTATTTGTCCGCTGGCTCGCAAAGCACCGCCCTTCATCGGGATGTACTTGTCTGTATCCATCAAAACTTGGTTAGCTAGTGCACGTTTTCCCCTCAAAACATTAGCATCAGACACTTTTCGCTCAGCACCGCTCAAATCAGCTTTTGTCCGAATACGAAACATCAAATCACTCCTACTTCATAGCTAAAGATTTTGCCATTTAAGTAATTGGGTTCGTGGCTTTTAACAATGTACGTATTAGCACCATCGCTAACAGTCGCCTCATCCCAACTATTGTCTACATCAACACCTGAAATGGCTGGATAAATGAAAATCGTTCCCGCTTTATCTTTTGTTTTAGAGTTATTCGCTCCAGAAACAGAACTAGAGCGGTCAAAACGAACGTGTTTGACCGTCAACGGTTCTGAATAAGTTAAATCACCAAAATCGTTTTCTTTTTGTACCTTTTGAACAATAACAGTGTCAGTTAACAAACGTTTATCTATCATAATCAACTCCCACAACAAGGCTAAATCCTGCCTGTTTCAGAACGTTTTCGGCATCAATCGATAAATTATATTGCTGACCGCTAAACGTGCTCTCAGATGCCTTATAATCGATTTTGGTACGTCCGATAGAAACGCTTGTCATTGTTTTCTTGTCATCAGCTGTCATGATGCCTGAAACATCCAAGTAAGCAATCTGAAACGCCATAGCAAGCTTGACTGCTTGCTTGCGATAATCAAAATCATCTTCAAAGTTGATAAAACGCTTGTAGATGTTTTGTGTGTACATATCAATGGCAATTTCAGCACGTTTTGCTAACTTATCAAAGTTCTCAACATCATCAAAACCAAGGTCCGAAAACTCTGCTTTAGTTAAATAAGTCATGGTAACCTCCCTAAAAGGGTGTTATCACCCTCATTCTTCTGTTTTGGCTTTCTTACCACGTCTAGCTTTTTTAGACTCTACTGCTGTTTCTTCCTCAGATACTTCTTCAGGTACTGACTCGGGTTCTTCCTCAAGGGGTACTAGTACCTTTTCAACGTCTGGAAAAGCTTTAGCTAAATCAGCATTAACATGGTCAGCGTATTCTTCTTCAAGTTCAACGACTTCATCAACGATTACGCTTTTGTTGAGCGATTTAAAGAATAGGTTTTTAGCAGCTTTATATTTAGCCATTATTCACCTTCGTTTTTAGATCTTTTGGTACGTTTAGGTTTCTCTTCTTGTTCTTCAACAACTTCTTGTTTAAGTTCTAGAACTTCAAAACCATCTGCGATAAGTTGTACTTCAAGCTCGCTGCCTTCTGGAACGGTGTAGACTTGATTTTCTTTGAAATACTTTTTCATCTGCTACCTCCTACGCTGATTTATGTGAAACATAAATACCATCTTCTTGTGATTTCAAAACAAACAAGTCGTGGTATAGACGGTTTTGATACAAGTAGCCGTCACCTTCTGTGTGTTGTCCTGGCGCAAAGAGATAGATAGAGTTAAATTTGGCTTTGGCAATAACAGCTGTTTTAGCAACAATCAAGAAATTAATATCTTTACCGCCCTCAGCTTTAACAAAACCTGTAGTGAAATCAAATTGAGTTTTGAAACGTGCATCATCCCAAACTTCGATAAGTTGCACACCGTCAAGAGAAGTGACACGGGTATCAATACCTTGTGGAGATGTAGTTGCGATTGAACGTGTAAAGTCTTTAGAACGCTCCAAAGCATCCATCACTTCACTAGACACATACATAACAAGATTAGATGCGCCAAATTTACGCATTGGCAAAATAGCAGCTTTTAAAATGCTGTAAACATTTTCTGGTGTGATGCTGTCTTCTTCTTTGAAATGGTTGCCAGTGATTGCTGCTGTTGCAATTTTAGAAAAACGATAAGCATCAACCTCTGGTGTTGCATGTTCTGAAATGAAGGTATTTGAAATGTTAGCCGCTGAAAGTTCTTGATTTGTTTCATCGACATCTGCTGTATCAACAAAGAACTCTACATCACGGTCAAATCCCAATGTGTAAACATTTTTGTCGTTCGATACTGTTCCAGCGTTGTAACCTTTAGAGCGTGTGTGAGTTTTATAACCTGTTACAGAAATGGTTGGAAGTTCAAAAGAACGTGCGCCAAGCCAATTTACTCTAGGGGTTTCAAGGATTGATGTTAAAGAACCTTGCATAAGGCGTTTTTCAAATTGCCCCTCATGTTTAGTAATGTAGTTAATTGACATGATTTCCTCCTTTTTATTCAGTCAATCCCAAAGCCTGTGCAAAGGCGTCTGGTGTTGGGTCTTTTGCTGCGGGATTTCCAGTAGCAAAAATACTTGGGTTAGGTGTGTCATCGTCTGCTTTGAAAAGATAAGGGTCACTTTCCTTTAATCCTGTGATGATGTCGTCTAGTTTTGGTTTACCGTCTTCGTCAAGCTCAACAGTGTCAACATCAATAAATTTCATCAAGGTTGATGGATTGTGTGCGTTAGTATCTTTCAATGCAAGGTTGATAGCATTGACCTTTTGAGTTTTTGCAAGTTCTGCTTCGGCATCAGCTTTGAACTTGTCATATTCTGCTTGCAATTTATCAAGTGCTTCTTTTTGTTCGGCACTTGTATTCGCATCAGCTTTCAATGTTTCAATCTGTGTCTCAGCATTTTGCAATTGGTTTTTAAGACTGTCTCGCTCTTGTGTGATAGTGTCCAAAGCCGATTTAGTTTCGTTCAAATCTTTGCCATGCAAAGTAAAAACTTCTTTAGCTTGTTCATCTGTCAACCCAAGATTGATAAGGTCATCTTTTGTAAATGGCATTTTCTCCTCCTAGTCCTTTTTGTAGGTGGCTAACCCCCACCACAAAGGTAAAATCTTATTTACTTCTTCAGTTTACCCTTGAATTAAGCGGACTTTTTACCGTTTTGAGCGCACAAAAAAAACACCTAGAAAAATCTAGGTGCAATTCATAAAAATATAAATAAAAATGTTAATGTTTCAATTTTCGCATGTTTTGATACTGTTCAGTTAATCCACGTTTTTTTAACTCAGCCATAAATCTATCAGCTTCCTCAACGTTAGATAATTCTGTGCTCATCCTAACATGTAATAATTCTGTATCTGACCACACAGAGAAATCAGCGTAATCATCCTTTAAAGGTAAAGTATCAATATACGCAAATGCTTCAGAAAGTTCCATATTATTACTCCTTCCTGAGGTTCATTTCTAAGACAATTCTGTCCGCTTCCTCTTTCAGACTAATTATATCATATTTGGAATTCCTTGGGATAATAATTTCACTTTCTTCATCGTTATCCGTAAAGTATATCTCACAGCCTTTGGGTATATTGATAATAGTTTTAACAGGACGATCTTTAAAAAAGTTATATCTAGGAATATAGCTAGTTGATGTAAAACCAGTGTTCTTGAACGTTGCCAATCCAGAATTTAACATCTCCGCCACGCTACCATATTGTTTCAATAAATCACTATTGTCTGCAACAACTGATTTATAATATTCTCTATCATCAAAACGATTTACTTTAATATTTTTGATAGTCTTATTCTTTTTTATCACTCCATCAAGAGTGCTAACGATTTTTTGGTAAGGAGATGTCATAACTTCTTCACCTCTCAAAGCGCTATTAATGTGAAATGCGTGGTAAGTCCCAATATACCCAATCCCCTTTGGGTTTTCATCGGCATATATAATCCTTCTCTCTGCTTTAGTTGCTTTACCAGCTGCCTTTTTAAATTTAGGTATGTCAGATTCCTTAATATAGTGATATTCAGACATTTTTCTTTCAAGTTTACGTTTTGCGTTCGCTTTACTTGTCGGTGTTTCAAATAATCTTTCTCGTGAATAGTCACGATGCAAGAAATCGTGCTGATCAACATAAGCACGCATCTTACCTTGTAAGTTTCTAAGTTTTAAGCGTTCAGATGTGATAAGTTCATCATCTCCCAGTTGGCTAGCGATGTGTAGGCGCTCTTTTTGGTTTCTGATAGCACGTTCAAGTGCTCTTTGTTTGGCTTGTATACGTGCATTCTCTTCTGCTTGTTCGGGTGTTAAGTCTTTGAGATGGTCTGGGTCTTCTGGTAGCTCATTAACCCCAATAACAAAAGGTGTCAAATAATGTCCACAATGCACGCCCAAACAGCCACCAGCATAGCCATAACCATAATCAGACAACGCAAGCACCTTGACTCCTTGCTCTGTGTGTGTCGTGCCTTCCATTGTCACTATCCGACCTTGCAAGGGCGCACACATTTCTCTTGCTGTGGCTTTTTTTGAGTAGTAGTAAGTGTCAATACCCATTTCTTTAGCTGGTGCTGTGCGCATTTCGTTGTAAACTCTAAACGTTGTCGTTTTAATAACAGCTCTTGCATACGCATCTGCTCGCCACTCTCTGCCGCCTTTATCGACAAAACCTGTAAAATTCTTCTTTTGCCATTTCATGATAGTGTCACGAATAGCTTTATCAGCTGATTTTGAACTGATAACCACTTCGGCTACGGACTTCTCAACAATTGATTTGTATGTTTTTTGGATTGACCTAGGCAAAGTCGTATTGATAAGGTTTAAGTCACTAATCGCTTGAGATGTGTAAGCTTCAAGGCTATCTGTCACGCCGTTAGCAATAAGCTGCCCGTCATTCCTGCCTAAATCCTCTGCAAGTTGCTGCTTCGTGTCTTTGTAGACCTTTAAACCTTCGTTTACTATAACGTCACGCAACAAATCCTCTGCTATACCTGTACGCTCCGTGATAATTTTAAGGTTCTCTTCGTTTAGCATGTGCATATCATTTAGTTTTTGCATTTGCCAAATGTATGGATTTTCTTGTAAGTCAGCACTGCCACGAACGATTAAACGCTTAATCATATTATCAAATAGTTCTTGCTGCATCTGAGCGTAAATGTCGCTAACTCCTTGCATTTGCAAAGAGAATTGCTGGTCATTTAAGACTGGTCTCTTACTCATCGTCTTCCTCTACTTGTTTTCTGCCATAAAGAGCAAGCTCTGCATCGTTCTCTGGCGGTAGTTCGCCATTGATTTCAGCAAGATACTTGTTAGCCTCTTCTTCAGTCACATTCAACGTCTTCTGGATGCCTAAACGCTGGGGAGCAAACCCTGCTGACACCATTTTCATCCAATAAGCAAGCTCTGCATTTCGGTCAGTAAAGACACCATCGTCAAGATTGACTGAGATGTCTTTTAATTCTGGGATTTTGCCATGATACAACCCAACAGCATTCCCAAGCTCGCAAATAGATACGCATAGCTCTTTGATTGATTGCTCAACAAGAGCAGCAATACTATTGCGCATTTGATATGTGTCGCTGTTCTCGCTAACTACTTCAGTAGCTGTCTTCATGCTCTTACCATCAAAAGAAAACATACCAGCAGACACACCAATTTGCATCTCAAACAGTTTCAAACCTTCTGAAATGGCTGTAATGTAGTCGTTTGAACGGATAGGTGTTGTTAAATCCTTAATTACTGTAGCATCCATGTTGCCACCACCTAACTGCGTGTATACGTTTTGCTCCACGTCAAAGCGGCGCTTAAACGTGATTGTGCCATCTTGGTTTTGTACAGCCATTTTAGTCATCTGCTCAGGGATAATAACACGACGTTGACCCATTCTGACTTCCCACATGAACTCATCATAAGTCCTATTGATAAAGTCAATTGTCGTTTTTGCATTATCAAAGATAGATAGACCAAGCGGGCTATTGATGTCTTTGTTGTTCATTCCTGGAGTCTTGAGATACGTAAACAATGGACGTGATAAGTCTTTAAACATTGTGACTGGCTCAAGGTCTGGATACAATTCAGACAAGTTTACACGTTGACCTAATGCGTCGCTGATGTCTGACTTGTAAAGCTCGTTAGTGATACGATAACAGCTTTTATCTTTCGTGCTGCCTTGTTCGCTTCCGTCTGCTGTCACCCATTCATGAAACTCTACGAGCGTGTAATACACGTTCTTTTTGCCCTCTGACTTGATTGTTTTAGTCAAGATAGCAGCATTCGACACGTCTTGCGTATTTGATTGCAACGGTAAGAATACTGGTGCTTGAACGAATGCTACACGAATTCTATCACCGTCAACATATGGACGCATGGCAAGACCACCCAACGCCAAACCACTTTCCAAATAGCGCTCAAAATTCTTATTAAAACGGTCATTGTCAAGCGTGTAGCTGATGAACTCATCAGCTGATTTGTTGTCCGACGTAATTTCCGCCTGCTCGTTATAAACCAAGCTAGCAATCTTCTTCGATGCTGTTCGTGCAATCGGCAAATGATTAAACTTGCGACGTTTCACATCACCATCGCTGTTGATATATTCAACATCATCAAATTTAGATTGATAATAAGTTAGATTGTGTTGAATACGACTGTACTCTTCTTGACTGACTGCAATTTTTGGATGATCAAGAATACTGTTTAAATTTGAAGTCTGCATGTTATACCTCCCTCGACTGAAAAAGTCTTTCACTTTCTGGATTAGACCCATATTGTCCTCCTAACTGTTGCCAATACGTAAACCAAGGATTTTAGCATTATCCAAGGCAAAATACTGCGATACGTCGCATGTGTGGTCATCTTCCTTGATAACGTTTGGGTTATCTGACTGGATTGTCTTCTCATCCCAGCGATACATACGATGTTCTTCGATAAATATTTTGTTGGCTTCCGTGTCCAAATAATAAAATCGTCCTTGTGCAAGCAATGACTGAAAGCTGTCAATCATTGTCACCTTCTTAAGTTTAGCGACTGGATGCCATCGAACGGCAAAATCTAAATACATTTGATTTCGCAAAGCACCTTCTGCACTATCGATTGTGTACTGTAGCACTTGCACTCTGTACTTATCCACAACTGAACGTGTGAAACTGTGTATATCTTGCGATAATTGGCTAGGCGCTTTCTTGACTACTTTGCCCGCTGGTGAATAGTAATAAGTATCAAGTAAAATGACATTGCCTTTTGCTGTGATGCCAAACGCTCCGCAAGCTGTTGCTGATTGTTGGTGACCGCCATCAAGTGCAAATGAGATACCGACCAGCCTATCGTTAGCTGGCAAACTATCCAGCGGATGAAACGTGCTCATGTTATATACGTTGTTTCCAAGTCCAACTGGCTCGCCCAGGTAGATATATCTGTAATAGTCAAAGTCATTAGCTTTAATACGTTCGATGTCCTTTAACATCTGATCAGTAACAAAATCTAATTCATCATCAAGATAGCTAGATGAATGACACAAGTACTCATCACGTATTTTCATGGTTTCAAACCACTTATTAATCCAGCTGTATGGATTGCGTGGCGGATTGTAAGACCAAAAGAATTGCACGCATTTAGCTTTAGCGTGTTTTTGACGCATGAAAGTAACATTTGATTGATCAAAATCTTCTTCGCTATCAAATTCGGCTGCTTCTTCGTACCAAACAGCGATAATATTCCCAATATCGTTTGATTTCAGCTTTTGAAAGTCATCTTGGCCGTAAAAATAGAACGTTGACCCTGTTTTCTTATGAATTATCTTAAACGGGCTAACAGTCGTCTTAAAACCACCAAAAACGCCGTATAATTGCAACGCCCATTGTATTTTATTGAATACACTGTCACGGATTGTATTGGCTACTTTACGAATAATAACAACGTTAGCTGTGTCGCCTTTTTTAATGTACTTAATCATCATGTAGACAAGTTTTAATGCAATTACTGACGATTTGAACGAGTTCCGCCCGCCTTTTAAAATATTGTATGGTTCACTTGATATCCAAACGGGCTTAAAATGTGGATTGACGTTTTTTTGAACATTAAAGACCATCGTCAACCTCCTCCGCCCATTCATCAACAATGATAATCTGCTCGTCTTGCGCCTCGTTAGCATTGACTTGTTCACGCAATTTAGTCAATTCAAGCTCTAATTTTTCAGCTTGCTTAGCTGTTGGATAACGTTTCAAGATTTCTGTGATAGCTTTGATAACCGTTGCATTGTCCGCTTTCTTCCTAAGCCTTTTGACTTCGCCTGTAACAGGGTTCATCATCAAAACTTCTTCGTCACGATTTCCTCTTGCGATGTCTGATAGTATACTCAACGCCTCTTCAGCATCCATGATGTTTTTCTTGTGTAATTCAGAAAGTTGATCATCAATGTACGCTCGAATTTTAGTATTTTTTAGTAGCTTATCAGCGTTAGCACCTGCGTATTTTTCAGAATATCCAGCATTAATTGCTGCTTTTGTTGCATTTCCTAGCTTGATAAATTCATCTGCAAATCGTTTCTGACGTTCATTCATTACCTCTCCTTTCACACAAAAAAAATCACGAGTCTTAACTCATGATTTCATTGTAATATCAAGTTAATGTGGCTTTTTACCGTTCTTTCAAAGCGTTAGCTAACAAATGTCTGTAGGTTGCACGGAAATAGTCATCAAACCAATTATTAAGATGCTTGTATGTTCTGTTTGGACTTCTGTAGTAAATCCTTTGACTAGCACCTATCACGTTCATTGTCTCGTATACATATACCTCTTTGAGCACTCTGACAAGTGACTCATCTGTTCTTGAGATAACCTCACTTGTGACTGTGTTCAAATTGATGTAAAACGCTGCGTCTTCACGATTATCCTCTAAAAAACAGTTGTGTATTTTTTGTTCCAAAATCGTTCTATTTGAGTCTGTTTTATCTCTCAAAAAATACCATTTTAGCCATAAAATCTCACGTCTATGTATTACAGACAATCTTTCAAACTTCGTCTTTGCCATAACTTCACCTACAATGTTTCTATCGCTTTAATAAATTCTTCATAGCTATTCAAAACTTTATAGCAACAATCACGCACGTAAACTTCACAGCCTTTATGCTCCACCCAATTACCCGTTTCTTCGTCAAAGATTTCAAATGTATCTTCCGCTATTGATACAATTTCATTTGCGTTTAATATCAGTTTGAATTCCTTAAATTTATCTACATCATACCCTGTTATTTGACTTATCCATTTAATATCACTCACTTTTAAACCTCCTCGATTGTCAACACAAATCTGTAAAAGCCTTTCTTACCACTCAAACCGCCCAACTGAAATTTAGTTGATTTAATCACGTTATCATTGTCATCTGTCCAAACACCAGCCTCCGTCATGCCGTCTACTAATGGTTTTACTGTGGGATAAAGGTTAGGTGTGTCTAATCTTCGCCTTGTCGGTTTGTACACCGTAACCGTTAGGTGACATGGTCTTTTTGGACTAAATGGCAGCATATGCTTGTCTTTTTTGGCTTTGGTCTCATAAGCTGCTAGCTTTCTAATCCTGCTAACCATATGACCTGTTACTTTATTGTGGTCTCTGTCATTTGAATTAATAACCATGTTCAGCTTTTTGTTTTTTGTGTTTCTTGGCAACCAAAACTCAAATTTTGTGTTCTCGTTGTCTTCCGACTCGATTAACACACAACCACAATCAGCACAATAATAATTGCCTGGTTTTTCGGGAAATGACTCTAAATCTGCCAAGTCTTTCCATTCATAGCAATCAGCACAAAATATTCTTTTAATGTTCATGTTCAACCTCTTCTAGTTTTTTATACTTTCTTAAACATCTTTTACAAAAACATTCATCATTGCCTAGATATTCCACTTCATCATAAAAAAGTGGTCGTTGCCAATACTTCTTACAAACACTTTCTCCTGTTTCAATATTAAATAAATGTACCTTTGTATTTCCATGAATATAACCTGTACTCGTACTCAATGATGTATCGGGCACTTCCCATCTAAATTTAAGTTCTCTCATTCAAACACCTCAAATTCTTCTAGTTGAATATCTAAGATTTCATCATGTTTCATCACACGATTTGCAATCTTAAAGTCTCTTTTATGCTTCCAGTGCCATTCAAAGATTTCATAAATTTGTGGACTCACATGGAAGATAGCTTCTTCTCCATTAGTTAGTGTGACTTTAATCTTTACTCTCATCATTCCACCTCTCTATACGTTTTTTCAAAAATTTCTTTCTTGCATACATAACATTCGCCTGTTTGATTCTTAATAAGATAGTCACCATCTGAGAAACACATTTTACCTTCAAGTGTATCAATTGAGTGCATTATAAGCTCATAACCAAAAGTGATTCTTTGTTTAGGCGCAAATTCTTCTAATTCCTCATGATTTCCCTCAGTTATTTGGATAGCCTCAATAGGTGTTGTTTTAACATACTTCTTAATCATTCTTCTTCCTCCAATGTTTCAATGGCAACAACCAGCGCTCGACCTCTGCTAGAGTTGAAAGTGATACACTCCCCATTCAACCATCGTGTTAAAAGTGCCTCGTGCTGTTCTCTTTTGATATTGCAAACAAGCATTACTTTATTACTTAGTCTGTAAGCAATTTTCATCATGACTCTCTTTCTAACATCTGAGCACGTTCAAGCCAATACTTGCGAGACACTTCTCGCTCTAGAGGTGTCATTTTATTGCTATCTGCTTCTGTGTAATAAATCTTCTTGCTCACATTTGACACTTTCTTCACATCAATAACGCCTAGTTTTATGCGCTGTCTCAATTGGTAATATGTCAAATTCCATTCACGACAACACTCAGCATAGTAGCCAACAAAGCGCTTGCCTGTCGCTTTATCTGAAAATTCATATGGTACATATGATCTACCATTATCTTTAACACCAACTTCTTTCCTGGTTATGTTCCCTTTCTTAACCCTTGAGTTAAGAGTTTGTCTAGCCAATCCTGCTTTTAAACAATACTCTTCGATTGTTCCAGTGAATGCTTTTTGGGTTGAATTATCAGTAAATTTGTATACTTTAACTTTCATTGTTCGCTCTCGCTTTCATACGTTCCACCCCAATTATCAGCATGATAGATAATAACCTGATTATCTGATAGAGTCCTGTTCTGCTCTCTGAGCTCTCTATTTTCTTGCTTTAAGTTGTTGATTTCTGGTTCGTACATATTCATCGTTTTAATACATCCAAAGGCATAAGCGCTAGCACAAATTGAGTACAGCGCTATACCAATTAACAAAATGTCCCAAAAATATTGTTTAATTATCTTTATGATCATTAAATTTTATCTCCACTGGTTTATTCTGCTTTTTAATTCCTCTCATGATACGAACATTGATAGCTATTGCTGTCAAACTTAATAAGATGGCTATTACATCAAAAATATTCATCCTAACCTCCGTAAATCAAATACACAGCTACTTCCATTTGAGCTAACCCACTGGCAAATCCAATCCAATCAGAAAATTCTTGCGACATAGGTAACCAGTCTTTAGTAGCTCCCCAATCATAGTCATCTGGTTTTTCTTTGCTAAAAATACAATCCAAACAACCCAAAAACGTCATTCCGTCTTCCATCATTTCAGAAAAATAGTCAATTCGTTTTTTTACTGCTGGTGGTAATTCGTGAACTGGCGGAACAACTTTGCCGTCTTTAATGCCCCACTTATAAATACCTTCCATTTTAATATCAATTGCATCTTTCATTTTCTTTGTTAGTCCTTCTGAATACATATTACTCTCCTTTACACGCTCAAAGATAACTGCTTGTTAGCTTGCTCAATTTCCAGACGCAAGTTTGTTTGTGGTTGCCATTGTTGCCAATAATCGTAAGCACGCTCAATGTCTTTCTTTTTCAACAAGTCATAGCGTGGAATTTTGAACAACTCTTTAAAATCTCTGGCTGCTTGACAAAACACTTTCTGTCTCAATTTGCTATCAGAATATGCTGGCGCATCATACCCACCCAAGCATTTAACGACTGCTTTGTTACGTTCTTTAGTCAAATCTTGATTAATTGACGGATTGACTGGTTGTTCTTCTTTCAAATAAACAATGTCATCACGCATTACAGCTTGTTCTTTCTTGATTTCTTTCTGCGTTTGGAACAGTTGAATAAACGCATCCTCAGGGCTGAGCGCTGTTTGTGTTGGTGCTACATAGCTACCGTGCTTTCTAATAGCTGGGAGCACCTCGTCAGTCACCCAATCTGTGAACTTTTCAGCTTCTTTCTTTTTACTTTGAAAAATCAACTTATAAAGATTACTTTCTGAAATAAACTTCATGACTTGCTTTCTTCCCAAATTATCGATGACCTCATTTGAAATGACCCCATCTTTTCGTAATCTTTTCAAAGCCTGGCTAGGATTGTTAATTTCTAAAGCTCCACAAACGTCCGTGTTGCTAAAATAAACCATGCCGTCAATTTCAAGTGTGCGAACTTGACCAAATTCTTCGTTGTTAAATACTTGTACATTCATCATTTGAACACCTCTTCGCCATTTCTAAGCATATTGTTAGCCAAAACATAACTTGTGATTTGTCGCTGCGTTTCTGGATCTTGATAATAATTTAAAGTCGCTTGATAAGCTTCCTTAGCTGCTATAATTTTCTTGTTTGCATAAACTGTGAATAAACATAAGTAAGTAACGCATAAAACTGCGAATAATAATACAATAAATTGCTCTTGTGTCATTTGTTTTTCTCCTCAAAATGTCTTGTTACTGTTTTAAAAATGTCTAGCAATAGCTTCTGTGGAATATTTGAACGCTCATTATAAGATTTTGAAAAATACTTCCATTCAATCTCCTGTTTAATAATGTCGTTCTTTAAATTCAAATTGATATTGCTAGCGAACTTTGTTGGTTTCTGTAGCGGATAATCGTAATTGTTGTATCTTGTCATATTGAGATAAGGCAATTTAAAACCCATAACATCCTCAATATACTTCCAAATCCGTCCACTTGCTGGGTTCTCGATGATAAAGTAAGCCGGTTCATAGCGTTTGATGATTTCAATTGTGTTAAACACCGTCAACTCACCATTGACCCGCTTCATGAATTGACGATTATAACGATAATTGATATATGCCTGTTCATAGTCTGAATGATTGCGAATTGTGAACATGCTTGCTTCTCTTTGTGGAGCAAACAAGCTATCTGATGAGAAATCCTCTTGTTTCCAACAAGCATTACCCTCACACATTGCGCTTGCGTTTGACCAACTCTCACAAGGCGGACTAGCTATGATTAAATCTGGTTTTGGGAGTTTATCCAACGTATCAAATAACGTGTTATCGCCAAACAAACGCTTATAATCTGCTAAATCTAGCTCGATGAAATGGCTATTTTTATGCTCAATATCAATGCCAATCGGATAAACGTCAATATTTGCTTCTTTCGCTTCATTTAGCGTTTTAATCGCTTTGGTGTATGAACCGTTACCGCTATCGAAAAGAGCCCAAACAATCATTTTTTTCAATCGCTTTTTTCCTCCTCAAACATCTCTTCAAATTCTCGTGTAATATTTCTCATTCCAAAAGCCTCATCAGCTCTAAAATAAAAATCTTTGTTGTTTGTTCTTTTCAAATACAATCTTTTGCTACAAGCTGGACAAGAAGCAGACTTCCTGTGATTTTTAATCTTCAAGACCGTGTACATCCCACAAAACGGGCACATAATCTCTGCTTTAACTAGTTCTTCTTTCATACAACACCTCTAAAATGGTAAATCGTCTTCATTAATGCCCATTGGATTAGCATTCCCAAAGTTTCTGCTAAAGTCAGGATTAGTCTGTGTTGTTTGCCCTTGGAAGAAACTTGTCTGTTGTCCTTGTGGCTGTCCAAAATTACCTTGATTTGGATTTTGATAGCCATTGCTTGCGTTTTGTGGCTGTTGATTTCCAAAATTACCGCTATTTTGGAAATTACCTTGGTTTTGATAGCCTTGATTTTGCCCAAAATTACCGTCGTTGCCATTGTTTTGGTTTTGAGCTGGTGCATATCCATTGATTGCATCGATGATAATTTGTGGATATTTATTGCCTTCGTGCTCATTTTGACGATAGCGACCTGAAATAGTCACCAAATTTCCGACATTGTCATACAATACATTTCCTAGCTCACCAAAAGCAATTACTTTGATGTAGCCATGTTTGTAATTGCCATCTTCGCCTTTACCGTTGGCAAAGCTCATGCTTGCTGTTGTAAAATTTTGATCGTGTTTGTTGTATTCGTTGTTGAAATTAATATAGCCTCTATTCGTTACTTCCATTGTCGTCCTCTTTCTTATCTCTTATGCTACTTGTAAACAATAACGCTAAGAACATCCATAGCGGCTGTTTGAAATAAACAGCGATGAATGCACATACAAGCAAAGCACCAACATCGTGTAATAGCCAAGCTAACCAAATCATTCAACTTCCTCCACTTCTCTAACTTCCAACTCGTGCACGCCAAATTTTAAAAGTGGTGCATATCTCTCGTTGAATTTAATTGCTGCTGTATAAGGATTATTTGCTTCCACTTCTGCTCCTAAATCCAATGCCGCAATTTTTCCGCTAACATAATACTTTTTCATATTTTCACTCCTTGATGTCTTCTGATTTGACAAATACACCGTTCACCATTCGACCTGTACGCCCTTTGATTTCATTCCAAGCAAGCTCAAAACATTCAATCGTGCTAGTGTTTTCTTCCACTGCAATAGCATCTAAGACATCAGCTAAATGTACAATACTGCGCTCAATTATCATTTTTTGAAAACTCGCTTCATTCCTACCGCCATTAATTGTTAATACGCCAGCAACACGACCAATCTCAGCCGTACCAAGCAAAAGTAATTTGTCTGTAGAAGCACCAAATAAGCCTATCTGTTCAGGGATATCTTTGTAAAGATTTGCATTAACCAATTTATTAATATCCTTAAAATTCATCTGTTGACTTAAGATAATTAATACAACTAACACATCCCCAATACTATCTTTAAGCTGTTCTGGATTGCTTTTAGCCTTTGCTTGGTTAAGTTCTCCCCATTCTTCGCTTAATTTTTGCATTTGCTTGATTGGTTCAGCTTTATCCAATCCTTTAGCGATAGACCACACTTTGACATTTTCGACTAATTCATTAAATTTCATTGTTTTTCACCTTTTCTTTTAACTCTTGATAATTGATACCATTCATATCTAAGAAATCTTTAAACATCTTAGCTTGCTTCTCGCCTTTTGGAAAAATCAAACGCAAATCATATACTACTGCTTCATCTTTAAATTTCGGCTCATTTTCAGCCGTGTTTTGTGTTTCAGGTATAATTACATCACTTTCCAAAACTTCGCCAGTTTCGGCATTATATGCCTTGATTTGAGCGTTAGCATTTTCTTGCGCTAAACGTTCAATCTCTGCTTTGCGTTCAGCTTCCGCTTTTGCTCGTGCTTCTTCTTGTTCTTTACGCAAGATAGCAGCATCTTTGTCGGCTTTCATGACTTTAAGAACATCAACAAGTGTCTTACCATCTTCAAGTGCTCTGATGTACATTTCTGGTAACAAGCCATATTCTTTCGCTTGCTCTTCAATGGTCTCTTTACTTGCTTTAAATTCTTCAACAGCTTTAAATTCAGCTAAAACCAAATTGTCAATTTCATCAATTGTTGATTGTTTAAGCTCAAATTTGCCAGCCTTAAAGTACTTCTTCAAGCTGTAATCATTGTAGCTAGTTTCAAATGTTGACTTATCTAAGCTTGCTAGCTCGCACTTCTCTTCAAAAGTAGCACGTACAACATCAACTCTTAGCAATTTTTCTTGTTCGTCAACTGTATTAAGACCAGCTGTAATATTGCCAATCACTTCATCAAGAGGCTCGATAATCTTGCCAAAACGGTTTTTAAATTCGTTTTTAGGCTCATCAAAAACCGTTAAAATTTCTTTCTTGCGTGCTTCAAGTGCTTGTTTTAGCTTATTTAAGCGTGTACGTTCTTCATAGTCGGTTTTATAAGTACTTGCTGTCACTTCATAATCTGTGTATTGAGCAACAATCGCATTCAATTGCTTTTCAATTGCTTCATAATCAACATCGATTTTAGCTGGTGTGAAATCAACGTTGATTTCAGTTAGTGTGTTATTTGTTACGTCTTTCATTGTTTAGCTCCTATAAGTCGTTAAAATTGGTTTGGTTTTGTTGTGGCAGTAGTGATTTAATGTAATTTACCACTTCGTTAAAATATCCGCTTGGAACAGCTCTAAAATCGTTGATGTTGTAACGAACCAAAATACCACTTGCTACAATATCTGGGTTTTGGTTAGTCATCTGTGCAAGCTGATTGATGCCGTTATAGATTTGTTGAACCTGTGCATCGTTGATAAATTGCGTTTGTTGTCCTTGTTCGTCCTGTACTGGATACTCGTCAACATCTTTTTCGCCAATCGCAAACAGACCTTGCAAAGCGTACTTACCAGCATATGAGCTAACAGCACCCGTCCATTGTGGGTCTTGCATTTGCTTGATTTGACCTTTTTTAGTGTTAAAAACTGGTACTGAACTTAGTTCAGCATATGCTGTCGTTTCGTGCTGTTCCTCACCTTTAACAGCTTTTGCTGTTGCTTTAACGAATAACCGTCCTGCAACTTCTGTTAAATCATACTTAACAGTGACATACCAATCAGTTTTTAGTTCCTTAAAAGCAGTGTATATGTCTTCAGCATTACGAAAAGCATATTTAACATCTTGTGTTTTCTTTTTTGCTAATTGCATACGTTGTTGCAATTCTGGAAATGTTAAATTTTCCATCCCTCGTCCCCCAACTGTTCATCTTTCCAACGGTCATAAGTTTCATCTTCGTCATCTTCTTGAAAGAGTGTGCCATAATTATTTTGACGTTCTAACAAATCATCATAATCATCTGTACCAAAAAGCCCATACTTCATTCTTCGCTCTCCTTGAACTTCGTTTCACTTAACCCAACCCAACGTACAAGGATGCAAGCGTAATCCTCTACGTATGTATAGCCATGTACTTCACTTCTCCATTGCGGATTAGCTTTAATATCTTCATTTAGTTGTTCTGTTGCTTTAATTATTCGAGTTGTATCAATAATATTGCCAGACACGTATTCTTTTTTTGTAATGTATTCTTTATAAAATTCCATGTTTACTCCTCATCTTCATCTGGAAATAACGCATCGCGCATTGCATCTGGTACATCTTTGCCATTCAACACATCTTCAATAACGTGTGATAAAGCATGCATTGTTGCAAAGACTATCTTTTTTCCTTCTGATTGTTCAACGATGCCAGCCTTGTCAAGGTCAAGTGCCAGTATTGATGTTCCGTGCATAAACTCTTGTAGTTCTTCGATACGTTTCAAAGTTTTGTGTTCTGCTAAAATTATTTGTTTTAAATCTGACATTGTGTTCTCCTATTTTTGAAATTCTCTGTACAAGCTAATTTGGTGCCCTCTGCTTTCCTCGTCATCGTCCCAAAGCTCGGCGGCTGCTATCAGCATTTCCAGGAAGTCGTTATCAACCTCAACTGGTTTACTGCTCCCTTTTTTGACCTGCTCAGCAACTCTCAACTGCTCAACGTTCGTTATGCCTTGCGAACGCATACGAACCAGGATACCAACGACATAGTTTAAGAATAGCTTTCCATTTCTTACAGCTATCTTCAAAGCCTCGTTGATTAATTCAACAGAATAGCCATCCTCTTTAACAAGCTTTTGGATATCTTCCAATTCAAACGGTGAAAGCATACGACCAAAATTAGCTTCAAAATTATTAATAAGCTCCTTTAATTCCATAACACCCACTTATTAATCTTTAGTAATTATTTATTATTAATATTTATTGTTAGTTAGTATTTGTTAGTGTTAGGTTTTACAACTTTGTAAAATACAACTTTGTAAAATACAACTTTGTAAAACCTAACTTTGTAAAGTTTGATTGAGATTTGTTTTTAAACTCTCAAATATTTCATCACTAATTTTCCTATCAGCACAAAATCTAAAGTATTCAACACCTTTACCTCGTCCCAAAGACTTCTTATAAGTCCTAACATATCCAGCATTTTCAAGCTCTTCTAATGTATTTCTGACACTAACAAGACCATCTTTTGAACGTTTAACCAATTCTGTAGGATATACACGCCACTCGTCTTTGTTACTGAGAATGACCAATAACAATCCTTTGGCTTTATTTGATAAATCTTTGTCTTGTATGAATTCATTACTGACAGCTGTATAGCTACTTGTTAACGTTTTGAAAGATATATTGCATCAGCTTGCCTCCAATTGTTTCTCGTTAATTGCTTTTAAAATGTTATAAACTTGATGACCCGCTGGGATGACGTAGTCAGTAATGTCCTCAAGTTCCGTACCATCAGCCATTACGTGGATTATTTTGTAATGCTTTTTAGCCATAGTTTCTCCTTTCTTGCTTGAGCCAAAACATTCAATGTGTCTGTAAGTGTTAAGCCAATTAAGCTTGTAATAAGTACCTCGCTTAATTGATAATGTTTTCGTTGCCAGTTTCTCACTAGCATTTCTTGTGTACTATTAAGTTCGTTCATGTTATAATTTAGTTAGTTATAATTTGTTAAACACTTCATGAATTTTTGTTCATAAGTGTTTTTTATTTTTTGTTTGAACGATTTTTCGTTCACGTCGTTAAAAAATTAAGCTGGCGATGCAGCTGGTGAAAATAGATATTTTAAATCATACTCTGGGAAAAATTTTTGTTGAATTTTAACCGCTTCATCAAATTTAAATGGATATGTCCCATTGATTTTATCCCTTACCGTTTGAGCTTTGATACCTAGATAATCAGCAATATCTACAAGAGCCACCTCTTTCTCAATTCTAGCTTGTTCAATGTTTAACATTTTACTTCTCCTTTCTTTAAACGAATTTTCGTTTAATTCGCTATTTTTTTAAGCCATTCCTTAGGCTCACTTAGATAATAAACTAATTTTCGTTCATTGTCAAGGGAAAACAAATATTTTTTCGTTTATTTTTAAATAGACAAACGAAAAATCGTGTGTTATAATCATTTTATAAGGAGTGTAAGATAATAAATGAACGAAAAAGAACTACGAGAACTTATAGAGCGGCGCTATGGTAGTGTCAGACAATTTTCAATAGAAATTGATATGCCAGCGTCTACTATTAACTCTATTTTAAAAAGAGGTATTGCAAACTCAAATGTTGAAAATGTATTAAAAATCTGTTCAGCATTAGGGATTAGACCTGAAATTTTTTCTTCTCTTATAGAAAATACTGATGATAAATATAAAGAGATTGTTTCTATTTATAAGAAACTTGATCAAACAAGACAAGAAAAGGTTTTAAACTTTGCTAGCGATCAACTCGCTGAACAGGAGCAAGAAAATACTGTTTCTTCTATTTTTAGCAAAAAAGAAGATGACGACGAATACATCACCGACTATGTTCAAGGTTTGGTAGCTGCTGGACGTGGCGTCTTCCAAAACGATAATCTTTATATGGAAGTTAAGTTAAGAGCTGATGATGTACCAGAAGAATACGATACAATCGCTAAAGTTGCGGGTGACTCAATGGAACCGTTGATAAAAGATAACGACTTGTTGTTCATTAAAGTAACTAGTCAAATTGAACCTAACGAAATTGGTATTTTCCAGGTCAATAACAAGAACTTTGTTAAAAAACTAAAACGTGACTATGATGGTCGATGGTATTTACAAAGTTTAAACGATAAATACGAAGAAATCTACTTGTCAGAAAATGACGACATTCGCACAATCGGAGAAGTCGTTGATATTTATAGAGAGGATTAAAATATGGGATTGCTTAGCTTTTTATTTGGTAAAAAAAGAACAAGTATACAGCCAAAAACTTCTATAACATTTTCATCTTCTGATGAATTTGACTACTACACCCCAGAATATTTCAAAATATTAGATACAAGACCTAATATATTTGAAATTTACGGTAGACCTCACAATTTTCCAAAGTATGACGATAGTTTTATCACTAACGAGAACTACAAATTAAGAGAACTTTTACTGTTAGTGTGGTGGGGAAATCCAAAGAATGGTCGAAAATCTACTGTAACTATTCCTAAATACTTTTTTTATAGTTACAATTTAAATGCTGAGAAATTGACTAATGATTTTAAATCCAATGGTCTTCTAGTAGATATAGAAGGAAAAACGCTATTAACGGAAAAAGGTCAAACAGTTTACGATAAATACAAAGCTTTGTGGGAAATCCATGTTGTAAAGCAGTATCCAACTAATCTTGATATTGATTTTCCGTCATGGGACAAAGAACAATTTGAGTTAAAATTGTATCAAATGGAACTAACATACTATAAAGCTCACGCAAATCATTGTAAAAAGTTGGTAGACTTTTTCAACTCTCTCAACATACCTTCTACTGCTAAAGATGTACACGATCAAATCAACTACTACATAAATGAGGGTAACAGCGACCTCGCAAAAGTTAATGACTATCAAGAAAAAATCGCTATTCTAAAAGAAAAAGCTACCCATATGTTAAGTGACTAAAAACTACGTGCAAAAGACTGAACCACGTTAAAAGCTGCTGGAGAAAATACAATGAAGAAGAAAACTGCTATTATCATTGCTACAGCTTTCTTGTTTGTCGCTAGTCCTGCTATCGAGACAACTGTTTTTCCTCAAGCTCATACAGCTTACGCCGTATCAAAAGAGTATAAAAACGCTCTTGAAACAGCTGAGTTGATGAAAGACGCAAACATGTCTAAAAAAGCTTTCTATCAAGCATTACAAGATGAAAGTGGCTTTGAGAAAAAAGCGGTAGATTATGCTGTTAAAAAACTGAAAATCAGTTGGAAAAAGAATGCCTTAGCATCTGCTAAAGAATTTCAAGATTATGGTATGTCTAAAAAACAAATCAAAGAATCATTGCTTAGCGAAGAGGATGGCGGAGGTTTTACAAAATCAGAAGTCAACTACGCTATTAAACATTTAGAAGACGAAGATTAAAATAAACAAAAAAGCCCACGCTCTCAAAGTTTGGCGACTCAGAACGTGAGCTAGGAAGTATACAAGAAAAAGCCATTAAATGGGCGTTTTTCTTGTACCCATTTTATCATTTTTCAACGATAATTGAAAGAGGTACAAATATGAACAAAGTAGCTATCTATGTACGTGTATCAACTACTAACCAAGCCGAGGAAGGCTATTCCATAGAGGAACAGATAGACAAGCTAAAAGCGTATTGCATGATTAAAGATTGGAGTGTATATGATATCTATGTAGATGCTGGTTTTTCTGGTTCTAATATCAAAAGACCAGCTATACAAAAGCTTATCAAAGACACAAAAAGGAAAGTCTTTGATACCGTTTTAGTCTATAAACTTGACCGACTAAGCCGAAGCCAAAAAGACACATTATACTTAATCGAAGATGTTTTTTTAGAAAATAAAATAGACTTTGTCAGTCTACTTGAAAACTTTGATACTTCTACAGCTTTTGGGAAAGCTATGGTAGGTATTTTATCGGTGTTTGCTCAATTGGATAGGGAGCAAATTAAAGAGCGTATGCAATTAGGTAAATTAGGGCGTGCTAAGTCTGGTAAGCCTATGATGTGGGCTAAAGTCGCTTATGGCTACACTTATCATATTGGAACAGGTAAAATGACCGTTAATCAGTCGGAAGCTATTATTGTAAAAGAAGTGTTTAGCTCATATTTGAATGGACGTTCAATCACTAAATTAAGAGATGATTTAAACGAGAAATACCCAAAAACACCAGCTTGGAGTTACCGCACTATAAGACAGATGCTTGATAATCCTGTATATTGCGGTTACAACAAATACAAAGGTCAGGTATACCCAGGAAACCACGCGCCTATTATTTCCAAAGAAATATACAACCAAGTCCAAGACGAGCTTAAAATTAGACAACAAAAAGCATATGAGCACAACAATAATTATAGACCGTTCCAATCAAAATACATGCTTTCTGGTATTGCACAATGTGGCTACTGTAAAGCGCCTTTAAAAATAACATTAGGCACAATCAGAAAAGATGGAACACGTTTTAAACGCTATCAGTGTGTTCAGCGTACACCTAGAAAAACAAAAGGCGCTACCGTCTACAACAACAATGAAAAATGCAACTCAGGATTTTATGAGAAAGACGATATAGAAGCATACGTCCTAGAGTCTATTTCCAAGCTCCAAACAGACTCTAATTGCATAGATGAGCTATTTAATGACGAACCAGAAAAACTTGATAGAGACGCTTTAAACAAAGAAATAGAGACACTCTCAAATAAGATTAGTAGACTCAATGATTTATACATTAATAATTTAATTACGCTTGATGATCTAAAAACAAAAACAGATACTTTACAATCGAAAATAGATATTTTAAAAGAAAAGCTAGAAAAAGACCCAGCTTTAGAACGACAAAAAAACAAGCAAAAGATGCTTAAAAAACTAGACACTAAAGACATTTTTAAAATGGATTACGAAGAGCAAAAGATGCTTGTCAGAGCGCTTATTAACAAAGTTCAAGTGACTGCTGACAGTATCAAAATTTTATGGAAAATTTAA